CGTGAGTTAACTTGTCGTATCCCCACGACTCAATCATCGCTTCGCAGATTGCCTCTAGTCGATGGCATGGCTCTTTCGACCGATCCCATTCTAGAATCGATACTATTCGCTCTGGCTCGAGCTTGGGAATCCAGATTCCCTCTCTTTTGTGCCCTTGGTGCGACATAAACCAAAGGTCTCCTTTTTCCCTGGTCCTTGAGTCAAAAGTGTACTTCAGGCCCAGTTCACGAAAGTTGTCTGCCATAGTGTCAAGGATATACTCGTACTCTGGGTGTACGCTTAGAAGTAAATCATCTCCGTTGACGAAGAATCTGATGATGCTGTCGCGCAACTCACTTGGAATTCCACTTTTCTTGAGTGAATAGTTGACTGCCAGTATGACCATAAGCGTGTTGTCTACAACAGTCGATGGCTGTCCACTATTGTTTCCTTTGAATTTCTTAACGAGTGTACCATCTGGTGTAGAGATAGGGGTATACACGATTTCGGTGTACAAATTTCTCAGCATTACCTCCCCTACGTCCCACTCTTCCATGAACTCTAAGCGGATGTTGAGTACTGCGTTGATCAGATATGGTGATAGCGAGCTATCAAATTGTGAGCCATCGGCATCGCAATACACCCAGCCATCTGGCAACGACTCCAACAAGCGATCCCAACCACAATAAAACTTTGTCATGCCAACGCTCCAAGGAGCTCTAAGGTTGTGATCATAAAACTGGTTGTTGAAGTCATCCACGCAAACCTTTCCACCCAATAGTGTGTCTAGTGGTGCGGCAGTAAACGTCCGTGTTTTGTTTGCTTCCACTTTTTCTAGTGGTCGCAACTCTGCCTTCAACGAGCCATTCCACACCCCCATCTTTCCTAAGAAGAGCCGTTCACAACTTTGTTTCAGTATTTCTTCTTTCATATCGGGTGTGAACTCAGCGAAGTAATCCTTCTTCTTTCCTTTATACAACGCTCCAACTGCGGATTTCATGTTAAGAGCTTCGAATATGTCATTCTCATCAGTGACATAATTGCATGTTTCGAAACCATAACCTCGCAGATCTGATACGACTATTTCAACTGTCTTTTCAAACAGATCACAGTCAATGTTTCCTGCTTCGATTGGCGTTGCATATTTCAGAAGATCCTTTGCATATGCTTCTCGATTGAGTTTGCTCTTCTGATACTGGCCTAGCATCGGTTGGAAATACTCTCGTGCTTCGTCATGCAACTTGAGATACAAGTCAAACATCTGACATTTTCC